GAAAATGCTTCATCCGGGCTTACCCGTAGAATCATGTAGTTTCAAGAATATAAAAAATTTAACACTTTTAGGGGTTATAAGTAATTTATTAAGTTATGTTCGGTGTAAAAAATTCTGCAAAATATAAAAAAATATTGTACTTTTAATAAATTTATAGGATAGCTGAGAATATTGAACATCTTTAGCATAATTAAAAGAACTACATCACAAGGAGGATAACAAATGCATTTAACAATACACACATTACCAATTATTCGAAATGAAATTCGTACGTATAAGAGTCTAATCAAAGAACGTGACAAATTAATCAACGATTATGAAGCACCTCTTAAAACACTTAGAAATAAACTTTTAGAGGTTGAAGAAAAATTGGAACTTATTAAGTCTCCTGGTAAAGGTGATGGCTTAGGTGGTTTTGTTCAAGATAGTGCTGACAAGTATAACTACTTGATTGATAAAAAGGATCAATTGAAAAAATCAATTGTTGATTATATTCAGTCAAATGAAAAAGATTACTTGGAAGATCTAAAACATTGGGATGTACGTATTGCTACTGTTGAGTATTATCTTAACAAGATGGATGCACTTGATAGAAAATTCATAGAGGACTTCTATTATAATCTTTCAAAAACACAATGTATGGAGCGTTATAACATTACTAATAATACAAGCCTTTATCGAAAAGCCGACAATATTTTATCGAATTTGCTAAAAAATAATTAAAAAAATACATCTATGTGGAAGATTCTACCTCTATTTGGTGCTATTATGTTATTGTGAAGTTTTCAAAAAGATGACATCCATAATGTCAACGCTTTGTCTTGAATTCATTTACGATTGATTTGTTGTCAATTGAAGTATTATGAAAAGCTCTTGTTTCAGGAGCTTTTTGTTTTGTTTAAAAATGGAGGTATAACTTATGGCAGTTAAAAGATTAGACAGAGATGGAGCACATAGAAAGCAATTTGAAAACAACAAGAAAAGAATATACGCTACTCAAACTATATGTGGGATTTGTGGAAAGCCAGTAGATTTCAGCTATAAATATCCACATCCATTGTCACCATGTATTGATCACATCATACCAGTAGCAAAAGGTGGACATCCAAGTGATTTAGATAACCTACAATTGGCTCATATGACATGCAATAGACAAAAGAGTGACAAAATCTTTGCCAATAACACAATAAAAACCGAAAAAGTCATATCAAATAGAATACTGCCACAAATAATTGATTGGACTGCATATCGAAGCAAAAAATAATCGTTTTTTAGGACGGGGGCATACCACCCCTAAAAATGCGTTCTCCGGACTTCATGCCGTACTGTGAATATTTTCTCACGGATTATGAAAACGGCTCTCAAAACGAAATTATGAAAGGAATAGAAGATATATGAAATACAAAGGAATGGGATATTTAAGAAGAAAACTTGCTAGTAGGAAAGAAAGATGCGAAACAAGATACGATTATTATGAAATGAAAAATCAAATGGTTGATATTTCAAGTGTAATACCGCCTGAATTTAGATGGTTAAAAGAATGTTTAGGATGGTGTTCAAAGGCTGTTAACTCTATTGCTGATAGAATTTCCTTTGTTGAATTTTCTAATGATAATTTCAATATGCAAGAGATATATGACATGAATAATCCTGATGTGTTGTTTGACAGTGCAATTATTTCATCATTGATTACATCATGTTCTTTTATTTATATTTCTCAAAAGGTTGGAGAAATGCCTCGCTTACAGGTAATTGATGGAAGACATGCAACAGGGATTATTGATCCTATTACAAATATGTTGGTTGAAGGATATGCCATATTAGAGGAAGATGTTCTAGGAAATCCTATTATTGAAGCATATTTTATTCAAGGAGTTACGTATTTTTATGAAAGAGGTGAAAAACCTTATAAAATCAAAAATAAAGCTCCGTATCCATTGCTGGTTCCAATTATTAATAGACCTGATGCCAAACGTCCGTTTGGACATTCAGTTATTTCAAGAGCTTGTATTTCTATTCAGCAAGCAGCAATGAGAACTCTAAAAAGAAGTGAAGTATCTGCTGAGTTCTATTCATTCCCACAAAAATATGTTTTAGGACTTGAACCAGGAGCTGAAATGGATAAATGGAAGGCAACTATTTCATCATTGATGCAAATCTCAAAGGATGAAGACGGGGACAAGCCTACTGTAGGCCAATTTGCCCAACAATCAATGGCACCCTATGTTGAACAACTAAAAATGTTGGCCAGTCTTTTCGCTGGTGAAACAGGGTTGACATTAGATGATCTAGGTTTTTCTACTGAAAATCCATCAAGTGTTGAAGCAATCAAGGCACAACATGAAAATTTAAGATTGAAAGCAAGAAAAGCTCAAAAAACCTTTGCTACAGGATTTATCAATGCCGGATTTTTAGCAGCATGTTTGAGAGATGGTTATACATATTCAAGAGATCAAATTTATTTAACAAAAATCAAATGGGCACCGATTTTTGAACCAGATGCTTCAGCTCTTTCAGTTATTGGAGATGGAGCAATTAAAATCAATCAGGCTGTACCAGGATATTTTGATAAGGACAATCTAAAAGAACTTACTGGAATCGATTATAGTGCATCTTCATCAACTTCAAATATAGATGATATGTTTAGGGAAGAAATAGATGAATAATGATATCGTTCCTTCTTTATTAGAAGAAATTCAAAAACAGTTTGATGAAGAAATAAAAGCTAATGAAAAAATAAAATCAATTTTAATAAAACAAAAGCAGGGAGCGGTAGATTATACCGACTCTCTTTCTTTTGCAAAAGAATTAGGAGTTTCTTTAAAAAAGGTAATACAAGAAAATATCAACGAAGAAATGCTTACTGATGGAAAAATGTATTACAACATTGCTCAAAGATTACTTGAACCAATGATCAAACAAAATTATGACTTGGTATCCAAACAATGTGAGGCTACACAAAATATTTTGAATAAAAAAGCTGATTTAGGATTAAAAGCAATTGTTCCTGAATATAACAAAGAAAAAACAGCAAGCATCATTGATTATATTTCAAATGCTGATAAGTATTCCCAACGTGAAAAAAGTTTTCTTGATTCATTAGAAACCAATGCAAAGTCGGTTGTAGATGATTCAGTTCGAAAAAATGCTGATTTTCATTACAATGCGGGGTTAAGGCCTAAAATCATTAGAACAACAGTTGGAAAAACATGTAAATGGTGTCAGTCAATGGCTGGTGTTTATGATTACAGTAAAGTTAGCAATACAGGTAATAATGTTTTTAGAAGACATGCGAATTGCGACTGTACTGTAGTTTATGATCCTGGAGATGGCAGTAAGAAAGTACAGGATGTTTGGAGTAAAAGAATTGATTATAGAGAAAATATTAGGAAAAATTCAAATTTTATGGGTGCAAAGAAACCATTCAATATGAAATTAGGAAAAAAAGAGATTTCTTTTGTTACGTATAAAAATGACAAATATTCTAATATCTATTGTCAAACATATTCGCAAAATTCAAAAAGAATGTGTGAATACTTAAATACTAAAATAAATCAAGAATATCGATATGGAAAAATAAACAATATCGTGGTGGTTCAAAAAAATGCATTACAGGGTATTGCCTGTTATGATCATATAAATAATGATTTATTTATATGTGAAGAACTGATAAGCAATAAGTTTTCACAAATTGTTGATACTTCATATTTTCCATCTAAAAATTTAGATGATGTATTAAATCATGAATTAGGTGGTCATAAAAAACATTGGGAAGTTGTAAGAAAATATCAACAAGCAAACAATATAAACGAATTACAAGCCAAAAATGATTTAGAAGAAAAACTGAGAAATTATGTGCTTAATCAGGAAACAAATGATATAATGTATATAAGAAAAAACGTAAGTCAAAATGCACAAGAATCATTTAAAAATACAAAATCATTGAATGAATTGATAGCAGATTGTATTGTCTTGAATAAGCAAAACAGTGTTTCTGATGAATTTTTAGACAGATTAGTTATGGAGGTGCTTGGTTATGATGGTTAATCCCACAAAAAGGCAAAAAGAACTTATTAAAATATTTGAAGAAGAAGTTGCTCCTTGGTGCTATGTTGATAAAAAAACAGGTGACATCAAATTAAAAGAAGATGCACCAAAAAATATCAAAGACAAATATTATTTATATATGAATAGTTAACCGACAGTAGTCGGTTTTTATTTTACAAAAAAGAACGGTAGAACCGCTCTTATAAAGAAATTATTTAGGTGTGTGTCTTTTATGACTATCAACTTTTGTTCCATCTTTTCTCGTATAGGAACTTACTTTTACAGTCATTGGACCTCTACGAGGTGGTTTTTCAGTACATTTTCCTTTTGTTGCCATGATATCACCGCCTTTCTTACTTAATTTTATGCTTTTAATTATTATATCAATTTGTGAGGTGGAAGGATGAAAATTTTAAAAAAAGTTTCAGTTTTGGGAACCGGATATAGAATTATTGAAGATAATTTTAATAATGATCCATTATTAAAAAACAGTTTTGGATATACTGACTACACTTCAAAAAAGATAGTCATTACAGATTTTCGAAACGAAGAAATTGAAATTGAAGATGTGGCCAAATATAGAAAACAGGTAATAAGGCATGAATTAATCCATGCTTTTTTATGTGAATCGGGACTTCATGAAAATTGTGAGTGGCACAATGAAGAAATGGTTGATTGGTTAGCAATGCAAGCACCCAAACTTCAAAAAATATTTAAAGAAACTGAATATATTTAATGAGCAAGTTTAAAAGACTTGCTTTTCTTTTTATTCAATTTTTAAAGAAAGGAGATTTTTATGGCACAGGGATTAAGACCACATAGACATGTATGCTTTGTAAGTGATATTCAACCATATTATGATAAGAAAAAGCATCAAAAAATGAAAAAAATCATTTTTGAGTGCTATATACCTAACTGTAACTATTGTTATTCAGTCAGTGAAGAGTATCGACCACCACCAAAAAAAGCGAATATGAAGTAGGAGGTAAAAGGAATGTCTGAAAAAAGAATTGGAAGACAAACTCCTACAACTTCGTTAGTGCTTCCTTATATTGAAACAAAAGGGAAGGAAGCGGTAGAAATTTACAACAAAACCGGCAGAACTGCTAGAGAGTGGCAGGAACTATTGATTTATGACATTTTAGCAATTGATAAAGAGAGCATGTGGGTTCATTCCCTTTTTTGTTATAGCTTGCCTCGAAGAAATGGGAAAACTGAAGATGTTATTATGAGGATCATGTGGGGCATAACTCATGGTGAAAAGATACTCTATACGGCTCATATGATTTCTACAGCACATTCAGTATTTGAAACAATATGTGCATTGCTCGACCAGGCTGAAATAGAATATACGTCAGTTAAGGCAAAAGGTTCAGAAAATATACGTTTATTGAATGAAAAAGGAAAAGCCTATAAATTAGATCATCTTGTTAATTTTAGAACTCGTTCTAATACCGGTGGTTTGGGTGAAGGATATGACGTGCTGGTTATTGATGAAGCACAGGAATACACGATTGATCAAGAAAGTGCGCTAAAGTATGTTATTTCAGCAAGTTCCAATCCTCAAACCATTATGTTAGGAACACCACCAACTGCAATTTCTCATGGTACAGTATTTCAAAAAATGAGAGATAAGGTTCTAGAAGGGAAAAGCAAGAATACAGGCTGGGCCGAATGGTCCATTGAGCATATGCATGATCCGTATGATAGAGATATCTGGTATGAAACTAACCCGTCCTTAGGACAAGGATTGACAGAACGTGTAATTGAAAATGAAATTACATCAGATGATGTTGATTTCAATATTCAAAGGTTGGGACATTGGCTATCATATTCACAAGGCAGTGAATTTTCGAAAAAGGAATGGGAAAATCTCAAAGTTGTAACAGTTCCCAATTTTCAAAATAAGCTTTTTGTGGGCATCAAGTATGGAGTGGATGGAAAACATGTTGCCATGTCGATTGCTACAAAGGTAGATGAAAAGATTTTTGTTGAATCGATTGATTGTCAAAGTGTTAGAAATGGCAATACATGGATCATTTCATTTCTAAAAGAAGCGGACATAGAAAAAGTTGTTATTGATGGAAGTGGCTCTCAACAGATATTGAGTGATGAAATCAAGGACCATGGAATAAAGCTGAAACCTGTACTTCCTAAGGTATCGGATGTGGTTGTAGCAAACAATATGTTTGAACAGGCAGTTACATCTTCAAAAAACATATGTCATAATGACCAGCCATCTTTAAAACAAATTGTAACCAACTGTAAAAGAAGAGCGATTGGTACAAATGGCGGTTTTGGATTTAAAGCAATGATGGAAGAACATGAAATAGCATTGCTTGATAGTGTAATCTTAGCCCATTGGGCATGTGCAACATACAAAGGTGTTAAGAAAAAACAAAAAATAAGTTGTTAAGCGAACGAAAGTTCGTTTTTTTTATGCAAATTACGTTACTAACGGTAAATAGGAGAAATACAAATGAGTGAATTTAAAGAAATTAAAACACAAGAAGAATTTGATACGGCTATCAAAGAAAGATTGGCTAGAGAAAATAAAAAATATGAAGGATTTGTAAGTCCTGATAAATTAGCAGAATTAAAAGCCGATTATGAAAAAGAAATCAGTAAAAAATACGAAGGTTATACTTCACCAGATGACCTAGCAACTATGAAAAAAGAATATGAAGGGAAAATTGCAAAATATGAGTCCGACTCAGTAAAAACGAGAATTGCAAATGAAATGGGATTGCCTTCATCTATTGCTTCACGTTTGAAAGGTTCAAATGAGGAAGAAATTCGTAAAGATGCTGAATCATTTGCCGGCTTTTTTCAAAAAGAACCACCTTTAGCAACAGGTGAACAAACAGTTGCTACTAAAGAGCAAGAAAAGAAACTTGCATTAAAAAAATTACTTAAAGGTATGAAAGAAGGAGAATAGCATGGCAGTATTAAGTAAAGATAATTTATTTACACCAACGTTAGTGAAAGATTTAATTAACAAAGTAAAGGGACATTCAAGTTTAGCAGTTTTATCAGCACAAACACCTATTCCATTTAATGGCTCTAAAGAATTCATTTTCTCAATGGATAATGAAATTGATGTTGTGGCTGAAAACGGTAAAAAATCCGAAGGTGGAGTAACATTGGATTCAGTGACAATCGTTCCAATCAAATTTGAATATGGTGCACGTGTTTCTGATGAATTTATGTTTGCGAGTGAAGAAGAACAGTTAGATATTTTAGATCAATTCAATGAAGGATTTGCAAAGAAAGTGGCAAAAGGTTTAGATATTGCAGCTTTTCACGGTTTAAATCCAAGAACAGGGAAAGCCTCTTCAGTTGTAGGAGAAAATAATTTTGATTCAAAAGTAACTCAAACTGTAACTTATGCAAGTGCAACTCCTGATGATTGTTTAAATGATGCAATTAGTATGGTTGAAGGTAGTGAATGTGAGGTTACTGGTATCGCTATTAATTCATCAGTACGTAGTGATTTATCAAAAATGAAAGCTACTGATGGTAATCCATTATATCCTGAATTTAGATTTGGAGGAAAACCGGCTACTTTAGGGTCACAAGCATTAGATACCAACAACACAGTATCGTTTGGTACTGAAACAAAAGATTGTGCAATCGTTGGTGATTTTGCAAATATGTTTAAATGGGGTTACTCAAAAGAAATTCCTTTAGAAATTATTAAATATGGTGATCCAGATAACTCCGGAAGAGATTTAAAAGGATATAATCAAGTTTATATTCGTGCCGAAATCTATTTAGGATGGGGAATCTTAAATTCTAAATCATTTACAAGGGTGGTAACTGAATAATGGCAACATATAGGAATAAAAATACAGGTGCAATCATCACTACTGCTTCAATTATCAGTGGTGGTGATTGGAAAATTGAAGAAAAAAAGAAAAAAGAACCTAAAAAGAATGCTGATAAAGATGTACCACCTAAAGATGGTGGAGCTGATGAGTAATGATACCATTTGTAACAATTGATGATGTTACTTTGCTGTTTAGAGATTTAACAGTAGCTGAAACAAAAAAGGCAACATTTTTATTAACTGTTGTTTCAGATTGTTTGAGACAAGAAGCAAAAAAAGTTGGGAAAAATCTTGACCAAATGATAGAAAATGGAGATGTATATGAAAATGTAGTTAAAAGTGTATGTGTTGATATTATTGCTCGTAACTTGATGACCTCAACCAACAGCGAACCTATGGAACAGATGTCACAATCAGCTCTTGGATACTCTGTATCAGGTACTTTTTTGGTACCTGGAGGAGGATTGTTCATTAAAAAAAGTGAGCTTGCCAGACTAGGTTTGCGTAGACAAAGAATAGGTGTAATTAATATTTATGGCAATGATTAAAGGTATTCCTGTTGTTTTATTACAAAAAATAAAGGTTGATGAAGATCCTTTTGGACAAGCTATTTATCGAGAGCGAGAAATCATAGTTGAAAATGTTCTTGTTTCACCATCATCAGCCAATGATATTATTACTTCACAAAATTTAACCGGTAAAAAAGCAGTTTATACACTTGCCATTCCTAAAGGTGACCAAAATTCTTGGGAAGATAACAATGTTGTTTTTTTAGGAAGAAAGTGGCATGTATTGGGTTTTGCAATTGAAGGAATAGATGAAAATATTCCTTTAGATTGGAATAAGAAAGTAATGGTAGAAAGATATGGCTAAAATAGTACTTGATAAAAAAGGTGTAAGGGAATTACTTAGATCTCAAGAAATGATGGATATTTGCCTAGAACATGCAGAAGCAACCAAAACAGCTGCTGGTGGTGAAGGGTATGAGATATCTTCTCATGTTGGAACTAATCGTGTAAATGCATCTGTTAGAGCAGATACAATAGAAACAATAAAAGATAACTACAAAAACAATACATTAATAAAAAGTTTGAGGTGATGAAAATGATTGAAGAAATTGTTTTTAATTATCTTAAAAACAAATTGAATGTTCCTGTGACATTTGAAAATATTAATGAAGTTGAATATGTACTCATTGGTAAAAGTGGCAGTAGTAGATTTGATTTTACAAACACGGCCACTTTTTTTATTCAATCGTATTCGTCTTCAAAATATAAAGCATCTTTACTCAACGAAAAAGTAAAAGATGTCATGTATGACTTAATTGAGTTGGATGAGATCACATCATTACATCTCAATAGTGATTATGATTATACAGATACAACAATAAAGAAATATCGATATCAGGCTTTGTTTGATATTGGATATTTTTAGAAAGGAGTAGATACAGATGGACGCAAAAAATGTAAGTGCAGCTAAACCTAAAATAGGTGGTTCAGTATTTGTTGCACCCTTAGGTACAAAACTACCAGAAGATGCAAAAAGTGAATTGGATACTAAATTCAATTCATTAGGATATTGTTCAGATGATGGAGTTTCAAACAATAACTCACCTGAAACAGATACTCAAAAAGCATGGGGTGGAGCTGTTGTTTTAAATTTATTTTCTGGAAAAGAGGATACATTTAAATTAAAGTTGATTGAATCATTGAACGTAAATGTATTGAAGACAGTTTATGGATCCAGCAATGTTACTGGAGATTTAGATACTGGATTAACAATCAAAGCTAAAAATGAGGAACCTGAACAGTTTTCATGGGTCATTGATATGATTTTAAAAGGAAAAATTTTAAAAAGGCTTGTTATTCCATGTGCTGGGATTACTGAAATTGGTGAAATTAAATATTCTGATAGTGATGCTATTGGTTATGAAATAACTTTTTCAGGAGTTCCTGATGAAACAGAAACATCCCATTATGATTATATGATCAAGAAAAAAGAAGGAGAGTAATCTAGATGAAGATAACTGGTATTACAAAACAAGGATTTCATTATTCTGTAGATGATGCAGTAGGTGATGATTGGGAACTTATTGAAATTTTAAGTGAAATGAACAATGATGAATATTTAAGTGTTGTTCCTTTTGCTAAAAAGCTTTTAGGAAATGCCCAATATGAAAGATTAAAAAAATTCTGCAGAGATAAAAAAACAGGTAGAGTTCTTACAAGCAAAATGCAAGAAAACATCATGGACATTTTTAATTCAAATAAAAAAGTAAAAAACTAGTGATCCTCGCCAACATGATAAAAACTGATGAGGATGCTTTAATTTGTGATTTAGCAGAAACTTATCAAATATATGATTATAAGTCGCTTCCAGCATATATGGTTGCGACTTTTTCAGTTGGTTTGAGGGAAAATTCAAGAATAAAAATGAAGTTGAGCAATCAAAAGGTTCCTTTTGGGGAATTGCTTTTATCAATGATTTCAGATGAATTGACAAGATTGATTTGGATGAAAACAGAAGATGGTGCAAAAGGCATCAATCCTCCTAAATCGATAGTATCACTTATTTTAAACAATGGAGAAGAAAATACTGTCAATGATGGTTTTCAAACTGTTGAAGAATATGAAAAAGCAAGATTAGAGATTATAAGGGAAGGAGGATAATATGGCAACCAATTTAGCAAAAGCATATGTTCAAATTGTTCCCTCTGCTGAAGGAATGAAGGGCATGATTGAACAGGTTATGGGGAAAGATCTTGAAGAAGCAGGAGAAAAAGCGGGAAATTCAATTGCTTCAAAAATAAAGAATATTATTGTTGCTGCTGGAATTGGAAAAGTTGTATCTCAGGCTTTTACCGAAGGTGGTGCTTTAGAGCAATCTTTAGGTGGGATTGAAACGTTGTATAAGGAAAATGCCGATAAAATGAAAGCTTATGCAAAAGAAGCCTATAAGACATCAGGTGTCAGTGCAAATGCTTATATGGAAAATGTTACTTCCTTTTCAGCGTCTTTGATTTCAAGTTTAAAGGGCGATACAAGCAAGGCAGCCGACATAGCTAACCGAGCTATGCAGGATATGTCTGATAACTCCAATAAATTTGGTACCAATATACAAGATATTCAAAATGCATATCAGGGTTTTGCAAAGCAAAACTATACCATGCTTGACAACTTGAAGCTTGGATACGGTGGAACAAAAGAAGAAATGCAACGACTTCTTAAAGATGCTCAAAAGTTGAGTGGTCAAAAGTATGATATTAGTAATTTAGCGGATGTTTATACAGCTATAGGAGTTATACAAGATAACTTAGACATTACAGGAACAACCGCCAAAGAAGCAGCTACTACGTTTAGTGGTTCATTTGGTTCAATGAAAGCTGCAGCACAAGATTTTTTAGGAAATGTAGCTATTGGAGGGGATGTTACAGGTACTTTATCCAATTTGATTACTACAGCTTCTACATTTCTTTTTGATAATGCTGTCCCAATGGCATTAAACATTGTTCAGGGATTTGCTACTGCATTGATATCAGCAACACCTATTCTATTTCAAAAAGGTTATGATCTTTTGAATAGTTTGGTAACAGGCTTTGTACAAAACGTTCCTGTTGTACTTCCTCAAATATTACAGTTTGTACAGGATATAGGAACAAATCTTGCACAAAAAGCACCTGAGATGATTTCTATGGGGTTTGATTTATTAAGCCGATTGTTAGATGGAATCATTTCAGCAATACCAATACTTGTAGAATATGTTCCTAATATCATAACGACATTTGCAAACATCATTAATGATAATTTCCCTACAATTTTACAAAAAGGTGCAGAATTGATTTGGCAATTAGTACAGGGATTGATTAGTGCAATTCCAACAATCGTGGCTAATATTCCTCAAATAATCCAAGCTATCGTTTCAGCGTTTATGGCTTTTCAATGGCTCAATTTAGGAAAAAATATTATTAAAAATGTTGGTGATGGTATTAAGGGAATGCTCTCTTGGATAAAAGAATGTGGAAAAGCAATTGTTGATGGTATTAAACATTCCTTTTCTGAAAGTACAAATGTTGGTGTGAACCTTGTTAAAGGTCTATGGAATGGTATCAATTCTGTAAAAGATTGGATTTTAGGAAAAATCAAGGGATTTGGAGATGCTGTTTTAAATGGATTGAAATCTTTCTTTGGAATTCATTCACCTTCAAAAGTCATGGCTGATGAAGTTGGTAAATATCTTCCTCAAGGTATTGCAGTTGGGATTGAAGCAAACGCTAAAGATGTATATGATGCAATGAACGGTATTTCAAAACAAACATTGGATTTAGCAAGTGAAGGCTTTGATACTGAACAAAATAAATCAAATTCAAATAATGATGTAAATTATCTATTAGAAATCATTATTAAATTATTGAAGGTAATTGCTGATAAAGGTGATACAGGTAATGATTTTAGTGATAGAGATTTCATTCGTATGTTGAAAAGTTTGGGGGTTGTATTTTCATGAGAGTAAGATATATAAATTCTCAAAATTATAGTGTTGACTTTGTAGATGCAAATATTCTTCCAACAAGTGGCTATCTTCATCAAAGAAAATGGAATACTACAATTGAAAATGACAGTGTTAGTTTAAGTATAGGTAATTATACTTATACAATTACTTTAACATTGAGAGGAAGTCTAAAAGAAAGAAAAGAAACATTGGATAAAATGTGCGACATATTTGAACTTGATTGTATTAATGAAACACCAGGAACTTTGTACTTTGGAGATTATTATATTAAATGCTATATTGTTTCATCAAACACTAGCATTGCTAATATTAATACAAGGACCAATGTAGAACTTGGCATTTTCTGTATCAAACAGGAATGGATCAAAGAGAAGAAATACAATTTGGTTATGTATGATGATAAAAGCAATCAGACAGGTATAAAGAAATATACGTATCGATATCCGTTTTTATATTCCAATCAAAAGGGTGCTGTTCAAGCTATCAATGATTCATTAGCTGATGCTGATTTTATCATGAGATTTTATGGACCATGTGCGAATCCATATATAAAAGTAGGCAATATTTTATATCAAGTTAACACATCATTGATGGCTGGTGAGTATTTAGAAATAAATTCTACTGATAATACTATTTTTGGTGTTTCAGTTTATGGTGAAAAAAGAAATCTCTTTAATTATAGAGATATGTCTAGAAGCGACTTTTTTACAAAAATACCTAGTGGTTCAAATGTTGTAGGATGGGATGGAACTTTTAAAGCCGAATTGATTATTCTTGATAAGAGAACAGAACCGAGGTGGCTTTAATGAAATTCATATATACAAATGACAAATATGAAGAACTGGGTGTATTAAAAAATTCATCAATTGATTTTGAGATTGGGAAGTATGACGTCGCATCAAATGATTATCAAATGTCTATCTCAATAGGATCATGGAACAGAGAATTTAATAAAGGTTCTCTTTTTTATTGTCAAGAATGTGAATTTGGTGGAATTCTAGATGGTAAAAAAGTAGATACTTCTAAAAATTCAATTACATTTAAAGGCAAGACATTTAGAGGTCTTCTTGAAAAAGAATATGTTCAGCCCCCTGATGGACAAGCCTATTATGTTGCAAATGGAGAAGCTAATCAGGTCATTGATAATCTTATTCAAGGAAAATTTAATGATCTATTTGTTGTAGACAATGTAGGATTAAGTGATATTGGTGTTAATTATCAAATAAGGGATTTGAATTTATTAGATGCACTTGAAAAAATGTTACTTAAGGCGGATATCCCTTCAAAACTAGAAATTACATTTTATGATAAAAAGGTGCATTTACAAGCTGTTCCTATTGTTGATTTATCAGAATTATTAAGATATGACAATTCTTATGGCATTTCCATGATTTCTGAAAAAGCAATAAGCAAGTATAACCATATCGTTGCACTTGGAAAGGGTGAATTGACCGAAAGAATAAGAGTCAATTTATTTTTGCAAGATGATGGAACATGGAATACAAGTGAAAATGCAAAGTATGCAGGATTGAAAAGGAAAACATATCTTTATGATAATTCAAACGAAGAAGATGAATCAAAATTAATAGAAAGTTCTATTGAAGCGACGGAAAAAGCGAATGGCACGGATAATCTTAACATTAACTTTACAACGGATGAAGCTTCTTTGTTTGATTATGTTGGTTCCAAAGAAGAAATAACGGGAATAGAATTTAAAGAACAAATTACAAAAAAAGTTTTAAAGGTAACTATATCTGGTATTATTTCACATTGCAAATTTGAATATAAGGTAGGTGATTAGATGTGCTAGAAAATATAACATTGAATGAGTCAAATGTTACAGCAAGTATTGATGCTTACATACACCATTGTTTGTTTGGGTACAATGGTGTTTTTAAATGTGGCCAACAGTTGAAGTGTGAAATCATAAACAATAATCTTTTAAAGATCTATGATGGCTTGTTTATTAAGGGAGATTTTATAGGATTGCACCAGGTTCTTATGAAGAAATAAAATTAGAAAATGGTGTTGTTGGTCAAAAAAGATATGATCTAATCGTGTCTCATTTTGAAACAGATGGTGTCAATGAAAAGCATGAAATAAAAGTTATCAGTGGAGAAGGTGAAACTATTCCACAGTATACAAATAGTGATACATTCAATGGAGGTACAGTTAGTGAGATGCCTTTATATCTTGTAGAAATTGATGGAATAAGTATTAAAAGTGTTAAAAGTCAATTTGATATCATTCCTAATTTGCAAGAACTTATTGACAAAATGGTTATGTATAAAGAATAGAGGTGATGATTTTGATTGTTGCTGAAATTATTCAAAAAGGATTGACTATATCTAGCAGTACTAGTGATATTCCATATCAATATAGTGGAAACATTCAAATGCAATTCATCAAGGATGAAGCCTATGATAATTTTAGTGTTATAGGTTTTTATAGAACAAATTATTTTGAAAAAACTCAGTTGTTGGAAATTGATGAAAATGGAGTGTTTTCATTAAATAAAGATGCATTTCAAAAAGATGGATTATTAAATTTATCTTTTCTGTTAGTTAGTGAATTAAAGGAAGTACATCTTGGTGTCGTATCTTTTATTGTTAAATCTACGATAGGAAATGGCAATGATATTCTTCCAGAAGAACGTACAGAATGGATAAAGATTGTTCGTAGTGAGGTTGACGGTTATTTAAAGTCAATTGATTTAGATGACAAGTTTGATATTATGCAAGATAAAGACTTGGAAAACATATGGAATGAAATTTTTAATTAATTAAATTTATAGAAAGAAAGAGGAAAAATATTATGAGTTTTGTAACTGATTCAATTTTAAAAACAGCTCTAGGAAAAATTAAAGCATGGGGCGAAGGAAAATTTGTAGCGCAAGAATCTGGAAAAGGTTTATCTACCAATGATTATACAACAGCAGAAAAAACTAAATTGAGTGGTATTGCTGAAGGAGCTAATAAATATGTGCATCCATCATATACAGCGCAAAAATCAGGTTTATATAAAGTAACTGTAGATGCTGCAGGTCACGTTAGTGGTGCTACTGCTGTTGCCAAAGCTGACATTACAGCATTGGGTATTCCAGCACAAGATACAACTTATTCTAACATGGCAGCTGCTACTGCAAGTGCTGCAGGTAAGGCTGGTTTAGTTCCTGCTCCAGCTGCAGGAAAACAAGCATCATTCTTAAGAGGTGACGGTTCATGGGTAGTACCTGAAAACACTACTTATGCAGATGCAACAACATCTACACATGGTTTAATGAGTGCAGCTGATAAAACAAAATTAAACGGTGTTGCTACTGGTGCACAAGTAAACAAAATTGAAAGTGTAAAAGTAAATGGTACAGCTTTAACCATTGATTCATCAAAAGCGGTAAATGTTGATCTAACAGCTTATGCTAAATCAGCTGATGTAACAAAAGAAATCGCATCTGCAGTATCAGGAGTAACTCAAATCGATTACTCAGTTGTCGAATCATTACCTTCAACTGGTAAAAAAGGTATTATCTATTTAGTTGCAAATAGTGGCACAGGAAGCAACATCTATGATGAATATATCTATATCAATTCTAAATTTGAAAAATTAGGTTCAAGAGAAATGGATCTAAGTTCTTATGCTAAAAAGACTGATATTCCAACAAAAGTATCATCATTAACAAATGATTCAGGATATCAAACCGCAGCACAAGTAACTTCAGCTATCGATGCTAAATTAGTAGTTATGACTGATACTGAACTAAATACAATGTGGACTGAAGTATTTGGAGCATAATCAACTAGGAGGTCTTATATATGAAAGATTTCTTTAAAAGAGTTTTGTTTTCAAACGTAAGTGAACATGCATCTTCAACAACTGTTTCAGCTAATAGCATTCTAACAAGTGATATTTTGAAAACTTTTATGACAAAGTTAAAAGATACGTTTGCTTTGAAGTCACAATTAACATCATTGCAGATGCGAGTTGGACAGCTTGAAAAGACAGTCAGTGAATTAGAAAGTGCATTAGAAGATGCAATATATTACAAGGAGTAGATTGATTTCTGCTCTTTTTTAGTTATTAAAAATATAAATAAAGATTGGTGGTGACAATAACTATGCCAAAACTTGTTGATAAAAATGGAAATGAATTGCTTAATTTACAAATGTCAACAGATGAGCACTGGACTGGAAAATACTGGATTGATGGGAAAAAGATTTATGAAAAAATCATTACATGGACTGGTTTAAATGTTGGTGTAAGTACAATCAATCATTCAATCAGTAATTTGGGTGAATTCATTGATTATGAAGTCACATGTACAAACGGAGAAGATTTCTATAGATTCCCAGTTGTTTATTATGCAAATGGTAATAACGGAACATTCTATGCGACGTATTTCGTTTTGAATGTAGATAACATTCGTTTTGCTAACAATTACAGCTGGTCAAATTATAAATTTAAAGCAACTTTGCTATACAAAAAAATAAAACTATCTAGGAAGGGTGATTGAATTGAAAGTAAAAAAATATGATTTTAATCAATGGTTAAAAGCTGCAGGTATTAGAGCAATCAAAACAGTAGCTCAAACAGCAGTTGCGTTAATTGGAACGTCTACAGTGATGAATGAAGTCAATTGGGCAATGATCATCAGTGCAAGTTGCTTATCGGGGGTCGTTTCTATTCTAACAAGCGTTGCAGGGCTTCCAGAATTGGAAGAAATTGTAGATGAAAGTTAGGAGTGCAAGCATATGACAGAAGCAGTTACAGTTGCTTTGATTTCTGGTCTATGTGTAGCTGTGCCTAGTGTAATCACTACAATGTTTTCAAACAATAAAGCCAACACATTAATGAACTATCGTATTGATGAATTAACAAAGAAAGTTGAAAAGCACAATAACGTAGTTGAACGTATGGCACTTCAAGAACGAGAAACAAAAGCAATTTGGAAAAGAATTGATGAAATCAAAGAAGAATTAGAGAAAGAGAGTGAATAGCTCTCTTTTATTGAATAACAACCAAAAATTGCAAAAAATGGTTGTTAAACGGTATTAGAATGGTAGAAAAACGGAATTAGTGAACAAAGGAGATTATAAAAATGAAAAAATTTAAAATGAAACAATATGTTGGAGTTAAATTAATTGAAGCAAAACCAATGACAAGAGGAGATTATAACAAATATCGTGGATGGACTATTCCAAAAGATGAAGATCCTAATGATGAAGGATATTTAGTTAAATATTCTAATGATTATGAAAGTTGGTCTCCTAAAAAGCCATTTGATGAATCGTATAGAGAATATGATGCAAATGCATTACCTCAAACAGCTATCGGCATGATTAGTAATGATTACAAAGAGAGATTTAAAGCCGAATATGAGCAACTTATTATTAGATACAATGGCTTAAATGGAATGATTGAAAATTGGGACAAAGGTTGTTTATCTTTTAAACCAACATGTCCTAGAAGCACATATGATTTACAATTAAAAGCTATGAAAGATTATATTGCTGTTTTAGAAGCTAGAGCAATTATGGAAAATATTGATTTATAGGAGGAAATAAAAATGAATGTTATTGAAAAAACTTACAAATGGAATGGAAAATTATCAAATAGAAAATCTACTAATAGAATTATTCTTCATCATGCTGAATCAAAATCATGTACTGCAGATGATATTCATAGCTGGCATTTAGCAAATGGATGGGCAGGTATTGGGTATCATTTCTTTGTTAGAAAAGATGGTACAATTTATCGTGGTAGACCTGAAAATGTTATTGGATCACATGCTAAAGGTTCAAACAGCGATTCAATTGGAATTTGCTTTGAAGGTTCATATATGACAGAAACAATGAATGAAGCTCAAATCAATGCAGGTAGAGAATTAGTAGCTTATTTAAAGAAAAAATATGGAATTTCTAAAGTACAAAAACATAAAGATGTTTGTTCAACAAATTGTCCTGGTACTAATTTTCCATTTGATGCAATTGTAAATGGAACTGTTGCTACAGCACCTGCACCAGCTGCTACTAAACCATCACAATCAACTTCATCAAATTCAAGACCAACAGGAACATATGAAGTTACTGCCAGTGATTTATCAGTAAGAACTGGTCCTGGAACTAATTATCGAAGAAAAACTCATAATGAATTAACTAAGGATGGCCAAAAACATGACAAAGATAAAGACGGATGTCTTGAAAGAGGAACAAGAGTAACTGTCTATGAATGGAAAAATGGTTGGGCAAGAACTCCAAGCGGATGGTTATCAGGAGACTATTTAAGAAAAGTTTAATTTGTTGTATAATATATTTGTTAGTTAACAGAAAAAGTAAAAAAATATTATCTATTTCTTCAAAAA